GTGAAGCAAAGAGGCTATCTTCCATTAGGTAGAGATGAGTTNGGAGTTAAAAAGGTTCCANCTTATAANGGTTATGATTCTGCAGTTGATGATGGATGTATAAGGTTATTTAAGAATGATCCTAGGATCTTTTTTGAATTTAATACTCACGAAACTCTTTATAACTCTTTAGATAGAGGGGATTTCAAGTATGTAAAGACAGATTTGGTTATACATCATTGGGGCAAGCTTAATATGAAAGATAAAGCACCCTATTATTATCAACTAGCAAAAGATAGATTGCGCAGATATCCAGAAGATTATCAAAGTTACTATTATCTTGGGGTGTCCGCAGAATTTATTGGTAAAATAGAGGAATCGTATCAGGCATTTAAGTCTGGTTACGAGAGGTACAACACTGAATACTATCGGTTACCGATGGATTTCGTAAATAACAAAAGGAGGAAGTAATGGCAGATAATAATTCTATCAGCTTGGAAACTTTGCAGGAACAGCAGAAAAATCTTTCTGATGTCGTTGCACAATTAACCGCGACGCGTGCTCAGCTTGAGGATCAGTTGACAGCGGTTCGCAACAACCTATCTACTAATGCTGGGGCTCTTCAGTACGCTAATGCTCTTATTCAGAGTATTACTGGTGAAGAGGTACCTGCGGCCGATGTGCCCGCTGAGGCACCGGAAGATGAAGAAGTAGCTCTATAATGTAATTTATTCCATCTATAAATGTTTTAGCAAATTTTTGTTTCATATTTATTTTAGGAGTTTTATAGGTTCTTTTGTAATTGTTAAAAGTTTAACTCTCTACGTGAACAAAAAACTAGGTATATCTTTCTTAATGGCTTCTCAAGCCGCAAGAATTATACAGCTTTATAACATTTATAGATGGAGAAAATAGATGGCCGAAGTCTTTGTCTCGCCAGGCGTCTATACTCAGGAAATTGATGATACTTTCGTACCCGCTGGTGCTGGTACGATTGGTGCTGCCTTGATTGGCCGCACTACATCAGGCCCTGCGTATAAACCTGTGCAAGTAAGCAATTTTGGTGAATTTAGAGATACGTTTGGTGGTCAAGACATAACAAAATATATGCCTTATGCCGCTAAGTCTTATCTTAGAAACGGTTCGCCCCTCACAGTAGTACGTGTTCTCGGTAGAGGCACGGTAAACACCGGTCAAGTCGGTGCGATCGCATTCCCTGTTGCTAATCAATACTCAGCATCGGCTATTAGTGGCTCTAATGTCGCGATGGCAGTTGTAAAGAGAAGAAGCACCACTGATCTTTTCGATATCGTGATGAGTGGTACTGTTAGTAACTTTGCTCTTTCCGCTAATGGTACTATTGTTAGTGGTCTTTCACTTGTCGAATCAGATGGCAATTACATTAAGAAAGTATTGGGCGTTGATCCTATACAGGCTTATGATGGTGAACAGCTCACTGATCTGTATGTAGACGCTGTATTTAATTACGGTAGTGCTGCTGGTACTGTAAGTGCTAATGCAGCTCAGCCAACAATTGCAGGTGCAGCCGCTGATTTTTCAACCATCACTGCTGCTGGCGATATGTTCAATAAAGTCACTGGTGGTTTTTCTGGTGCTGATACTCCGTGGATTGTCTCACAGAATATGAATGGCACTGTTCATAACTTGTTCAAGTTCACCACTCTAGCTGATGGTAATGTTGAGAATAACAAGTATAAAGTTTCTATTTCTAATGTAGATGTCGCGGCTTCTCAAACTGCTTATCCTAAGTTTACTGTAAGTGTTCGGATGGCTAATGATACTGATGAAGAGCCAATCATTCTTGAAAACTTTACAGATGTTGTATTAGATCCTACTAACAAGAATTATATTGCTAGAGTAATCGGTGATAGAAGAACTCAGTTTGATTTGGCACAGAATCCGCCTGAAATTCTATTTAATGGTGATTATCCCAATAAGTCTAAGTATGTTAGAGTATTTATGGGTAATTATCCCGCTCAAGCAAGACCTGCTGGATTCCAGGGTGTATCCAGTAACTCTTATGAAAGAGATGGCGTTGGTAGTGTTACTGCTGCTGCTTTACCATTGAAACAAAATCAGCTCAATTCAGTAAATGCTGTTGACTCACGCATTTTTACAGGGGTTAATTTTCAATCGGTAGGTGTTGGTGATCGGTTGAAGAGAACCATTACCTCTGCTTCAGGTACTACAAGCAATGATAATGGTATGTTGGTATTTGCAGCCGCGGCAGATTATTCTGGCTCTGGCAATGTAAGTAGCTATACCTTTATTGATCAGTTNGGTAGTAGCTCAGCTAATTTCTCAACTAATAATCCAGTTCGTTTTACCGTACCGATGTTTGGTGGTTGGGATGGATTTGATCCTCGTAAGAAGCAGTTGGAAACTGAACAATCTACTGGCACTGATACTTTGTCTGGTGACTTTGATAGAGCTATTAAAATTCTTTCTAATCCCGATGAAGTTGATTTCAATCTGATTTCGATGCCAGGTATTAGTTCATCTGCCGGTGGCTCGCTTACCGATAGATTGGTTGATATGTGTGCTACACGAGCAGATGCTTTTGCTCTTATTGATATAGCTAATACTACTGCTACAGGCGCGGGCTTGAGTTTGTCGGTAGCAAATGCTATTACTGAGGCACAAAAGTATAGCTCTAACTATGGTGCTACTTATTATCCTTGGGTACGTATTAATGATATTGATAACGATAAGCTTGTATGGGTACCGCCTTCGGTGGCTGTCCTAGGGGCTTACGCATTCAATGATAGAGTGGCGCAACCGTGGTTTGCACCTGCTGGGTTTAATCGNGGTGGTTTGGANGAGGTACTAGAGGTTAGAAGAAGNTTAACACAGTCTCAGCGTGATGATCTTTATAATAGTAATGTTAATCCNATTGCNACNTTCCCAGGNCAAGGNATTGTNGTNTTTGGTCAGAAAACTCTACAGGTAAAACAGTCGGTATTGGATAGAGTTAATGTTCGCCGTATGATGATTGAGGTTCGTAAGACCATTGCTGGATTCTCACGACTCTTCATCTTTGAGCCTAACACTGTTGCTACAAGAGAGCGTCTGTTGACTCAGGTCAATGATTATCTCGCAAGTGTACAGGCAGCTAATGGTATCAATGAGTTCAGAGCTATTTTGGATGAAACCACTACTACACCTGATCTGATTGATAGAAACATCATCAAGGGTAAGATTTTCTTGAAACCCACCACCGCAGCTGAAATCGTTATTTTTGACTTCACCGTCACACCTAACGGCGCAGCTTTTAGTGAGTAAAAACTTTAATGGAATGGGGTTTCGGCCCCATTCTGTTATATTTTTTTGATGAGCAGTGTATTTATTATAGGATGTTTATTAAAATAAAAATGAAGATGGAGATTTAGAATGTCACAGCCTTTTGAAGTTAACGCGATGTTGGCTGACACTTTTGAACCAAAGAGACAAAATAGATTTTTGTTTCAGTTTACTGACGATACATTGCCAGCTTATATTGCTAGATCAGCTTCTCGGCCGTCTTTTTCACAGGAAAGTATTACGATTGATTACTTGAACTCCAGACGGTATTTGGCTGGTAAGTTTGAGTGGAATACAATGACCCTCGGGCTTCATGATCCTATTGCTCCCTCCGCGGCGCAGAAGGTTATGGAATGGGCTCGATTGGCGCATGAAACGATTTCTGGTAGAGATGGTTATGCAGCTTTTTACAAAAAGAACTTTAGTTTGATTTCTCTTGATCCTGTTGGAGCTGCTGTTGAGAAGTGGGAAATTAGAGGAGCCTTCCTTACCGATGTAACTATGGGTGATTATGATATGGCTTCCAGCGAACCGCTTCCTATTGATATTACAGTTCGCATGGATGAGTGCATACTTAGGTACTAAAAATTTTATTAGGGTTTTTTAAATGTTTTTGGAAAGGAAGTAAATGACAGAAATTAATGTCGATTTGAAAGAAGAGCAAGAAAAGCAAGAAGAACAACCGATTGTTGTACCACCGGAAAAATTACAACTTACTCCAGAAGAAGAAGCTGCTTTTAGCAGGGCGCGAAATTTAGGACAAAAAGCTGACGAAGTAGCTGGTTTTAAAGTACCAACTGACTTCGTTCAGCTTCCGTCTGGAGGTAAAGTGTATCCTGTAAATTCCCATTTACATAATATTAAAGAGGTAGAGCTAAGACATCTTACGGCAGCTGACGAAGATATTCTTACTTCTAGATCTTTGCTTAGAAGCGGTAAGGCTATTGATGCTGTTATCTCTGCTTGTTTGGCAGACAAAAGAATTAATGTCGAAGAGTTTTTGTCAGGCGATAAGAATGCCGTTGTTACTTTTCTGCGTGTTAGTGGATATGGTTCTGATTATGAAGTAGAAATGGATTGTCCATCTTGTGGTGAAACAAACGATCATACTTTTGATTTGAGTGACCTCCAAATGAAAACTCTTGATATTGAGCCGGCTGTGGCGGGGGATAATAGATTTAACTTTCAATTGCCACAGACTCAAATTAATCTAGAGTTCAGATTTCTTAATTCTTTACAGGATAAAGAAATTGCAGATGCTCAGGAAAAGATGAAGAAGAGAACTCAATCTCCTATTGATAGAATTGTAACTACTCGTTTGAAGAATGTTATTATATCTATTGAGGGAAATAGTGATCAAGGCTACATCAATCAGTTCGTAGATAATATGAATGTAAGAGATTCGCGAGCCCTTCGTAAATACATGGAAGAGAATACCCCTGATCTTGACATGGAACAAGATTTTGAATGTGTTCATTGTGGGCACAGAGGGGANGTGGAGATACCGATTACGGTAGGTTTCTTTTGGCCTGAGACCTGAGAATAAAAATCTTGTTTATCGAGAAATATTTNATGTTGTTTATTATGGTAAGTTGAGTTTTTCAGATGCTTATAATATGCCGGTGGC